CTATTGGCAATAAGGTGGCAAACACCGCGAAAGGAAAGTTTGAAATGGATGAAAAAGAAATGAAAGATCTTATCGCTAAGCAAACTTCAGCAGCCGTAAAAATGGCCCTAGCTGAAAAAGAAGCTGCCGATAAGAAAGCTGCTGCTGAAGCGGCTCAAAAGCAAGCCGCTGAAGAAGCAGTACGTAACGCTGCTGTTGAAGCAGGCATGTCTGGTGCAGAGCGTCTTCTTGACGAAGTTAAGAAGTCTTTTGACGAAGGCCGTGCAGACACCATGAAAGAAATTGAAGAGCTTAAGAAAGCCCTTCACGACCGTTCTGAAGAGGTTGCTGCTCTTCAGAAGTCTAAGCGTCAGTTCCTTGCTCAAGGTTCTAAGAACTGGAAAGAGGCTCATGAGTCCGATATCCGTGACGCTTATGTCCTAGGTGCTATTACCCAAAAGGGTTTTAACACTAAGTTTGGTAACAACATTATCCAGAAAGTCAATGATGATTCTGGTGTTGAAATGCCGGCTAATGTAGTTACAGGTGATAATATTGCCATTTTCGAAACTGTCGCCTCTACTGCTATTGAGCGCGACATTCAAAACCAGCTAGTACTTGCTCCTCTCTTCCGTGAGATTGCAATGTCTTCTGCTTCCATGATCATGCCGATCATGCCTGACGCAGGCTATGCAGAGTTCACCACTAACGCTGGTGCAACCCAAACTGCTGGTAAGGGTAATATCGAAGCCCGTGGCTCCGCCATTAGTGCTAACGATGGTATTGACCTAACTCAGAAAGTACTTACCACACACAAGCTACTTTCTGTTACCTTCCTAGCCAACGACACTGAAGAGGATGCAATTCTTCCCCTTCTACCGCTTCTAAACGAATCTCTAGTTCGTTCTCATGCCCGTGCTGTTGAGCACGCCATGATTGTTGGCGGAAGTGCCGATGCAACCAACACTGGTGGATTCAATGGCCTAATTAAGCGCGCCGTTGATATCGAGGCTCAGGCCGTTGCTGGTGTTAGCGGAACCGAGCGGAGCACGACTGCTTTTGCAACTGACGCTCTTACCACGGACAACCTACTCCAGCTTCGTAAGAACCTCGGCAAGTATGGTGTACGTCCTCAGGAAGTTGTATACCTCGTTAGCCAGCGTGCTTACTTCGAGCTTCTCGAAGACGCAGAATTTGCTGATGCTAACCTAGTTACGCCAACCATTGCTACCAAGCTAGTTGGTGAAATTGGTTCCGTATACGGCTCTCGCGTTATGCTCGTAGACGAGTTTGCAGTTCCTGCTTTTGACAAGTTCTACGCTGCTGCAATTCACCCACGGAGCTTTATTGTTCCGCGTCTACGTGGTGCTACGCTGGAATCCCAGTATGTACCTCGTCTGCAGCATCGCGAGCTTATCGCAACTCAGCGTCTTGGCTTTGACCAGATTATTCCTGTTAGCGCCGCTAACCCGAATACCCCAATCTGTGCACGCCAGTACGCTTCTGCTCCGTAATTTACTTGGTGGGTGCCCTTCGGGGCACCCCCTACCCCTTAAAGGATAGACATGGCTGATTTAGTTACAATTAACGCATATAAAGCATTTCGTGGTATCACCGGAACCACCGATGACACTAGACTTAACGTTATTGTTCCGTCTGTGTCTAACCTAGTCAAAAACTATTGTAGCCGTAGTTTTATTGACTATTATGCTTCTGATAAGGTGCAAACCTTTAGCATCAAATGGCCGCAAAATGTAGTGTTTCTTAGCGAGATTCCTCTTGTCTCTATTACTAGTGTCAAAGAGTTTGAGTCCCAAACAGAAGGAGCAGACTACATTACTCTCACAGCAGATCAATATCGGTACGATACAAACCTAGATGCAGTTTATCGTATCGACTCAGGTTATCGTAAAGATTTCCCACAAGGTATTAATAGTGTAGAAGTAACTTACAAAGGTGGCTACAGCTCTCTCCCAGAAGATTTGAAGCTGGCCGTTATTGACCTTATTACTTACTACCTAAAAGAAGAACACAAACCAGAAAAAAATCATACTAGCTTTACTATTCGTAATGTAAATGCAGAACCTGATTTTCCGGATCACATCAAGCGTGTGCTAGACCTTTATAGAGATGGCTGAAAATAATTTTCTTATTAATGAAGCAACGTTAACGGGCTTAAAAAATGAGCCCGGTACTATTGATACATTTCTTAAACAAAAAATGAAAGAATTTTTTGACAGGAAAACCAGTATAAACAGTAGAAAAAGAACAGCAGAAGGACAGCAAAAAGGTGTTATTTTAGTAAATGGTAAAGCCTATAAAAATGTAGAAGCAGCAATGATTGCTTTAACTTCTTCTGTCCCCCAGGGTACCTCTCCAGAAAGACTTCTTGCCATTGCTATGAACGCAATTACTTTTGTTATGAGCGATCAAGGACAGGTAGGTATGACTTCTCTACAAACAGGTGTTCTTAATAAACTAAAAGAAATAGGACAGTTTTCCGGCACCAGAGCTAAAGGACAAAAAGCAGTTTTACAAAGTCAACAAAATAGAGAGCTTGAAGCAAAATTTAACACCAAAAGTATTCCTTTTCCCGTATCTGGCTTAGCTAATTTGTCTGAAAGTGATGTTGCTAATTTAATTATTTCTCATATCCAAGAGAAAGCAAGTGCATATACTGGAGGAGATTTTTTTAATTTAAAAGAAAGCAACTTATTTCCTTTCTCAAAAGAAATAGAAGGACAGGAAAGAGCTAGGATTGGAGCTTTTGAACGTACACGTAGTCCAATACTATTCGCAGTTTCTGATCCCGGAGATGAAACAGCTCCCTCATATATTATCGAACAAAAATTTAATATAAATACCGTAGTGGATCAGGGCCAGCAAAAAATTGGTGAAGTTAAAAAATTTAATCAGCAAATTACAAAGCTAAATATAACTCAGACAAAGGTTACTGAGACCGTTACAGATAAAGAGCTAAAAAAGTTTATAGATGAGCTTATTTCTCTTACTCCTGAAGGACAAAGACCTTTTGAATATGGGCATATTGTAAGTATACAAGCAGTACTACTAGAAGAACTTAAAAATGCTATAGGTATAGCACTTAGAGCATTAAAAAATCTCGGGTTAAATAGTATGCACCTTAGGCCAATGTCAAACTTATATAAAGCACTTCATAGTTTTACTATTGTAGCAAAAAAGCTAGACTCTATGATTATGGATATATTAAATGGGTTTGATATTCCTACTAAAAGGGATATGATAGAAGCTTTAAAAACAACAAATTTGTTTGAACAGTTAGATATCAATAAAACAACAGTAGTAGTTATGGATAATGGACTAAAAGTAAAACCAGGTAGTTCTATGTCTAAGCAGATGAATATACAAATAGCCTCAGGAATTACCGAAAAGGTAGTTCCACATGCTAAAGTAGAAACAAGAAAATTTAATGCGGCTAAAGGTGCTATTGTAGCAGCAGTACTAAGAATACTAGAAGAAAACATAGAAGAGATCCTTCGAGACGGAATGACCCAGCAAAGAATAATGGAATTATTAGTAGAAAAAATGGGCTCCGATTCTTTGCTTAGTGGTAGCCTAAAAGATGTCTTTGGTAACTCGGGTAAAATTAAAAAGGGACGTAGGACTAAAAAGAAGTCAACAGCTATAAAAGCTCAAAAAAGTACTAGCAGAAACAGAAACCCTAAAAGAGTCTCAAGTATTGCACCTAAAGTATCAAAAGGTACCGAAGGTAAAACTAGTACTATTTCTAAAGTTACAACTATAGAGGTATCTAAGCAAGCAGGTAACTTAAAAGATATGCAAGACCTTCTTCCTCGCCTTAATACTATTATTACGGAAAAGGTCGCAGAACAAATGACTTCCGAAACCCTAGAGTACCGAACAGGTAGATTTGCTAATTCTGTAGAAATTACAGCAATTATTGGTGGAAGTATTGTATTCAATTATATGAGAAATCCATATGATGTTTTCTCAAAGGATAAAGGAAGGCAACCTTGGAATAGTCGTATTCAAAGAGACCCTTCTTATATTATTAATCAGGCAATAGCTTCTGGTTTACGTTCTCTTGGAGAACCGGCGTACCCATCAAGAAAGGCTTAAACATGGTAACCTCTAGAACTTATACTAGTAGACGAAGTGGAATTATTGAAGCCCTTGCAGATAAACTAAAAGAAATAGATGGTAAAGGTTCTTATACATCTTCACTTTTTAGAAATGTAAAAACAAAACTAGAGTTTATTTCTGATATTGCAAACTTCCCCACAGTGTGTGTAGTAGCAGGTAATGAAATAAGGGTATATCAAGCTGCTGGATATAAAGATAGGTATTTATCTATCAAAATTGTTATTTTTGTTGATGAAGAAAACCCTCTTACAAAACTAGATGCGATATTGGAAGATATTGAAACAGTTATTGAAGATAACTCACAATTAGAATATTATGATAAACTAGGAACCGCACAAAAAACAATAGATATTAGTGTGGTAAGTATAACCACTGACGAAGGAACTCTTGATCCTATTGCTTTAGGGGAGATGGAACTAAGAGTTCATTATTAATACCCCTTTGGGTATAGACCTATAATAGGTCAATTACTAGGAAACTAGTATTATAAGGAGAAACGCAATGGCGTTATTTTTACAACGTGATACTAAAGTTTACCTTAAGAAAACAGTAGCAAGCAGCTCGCAATACTGGGAAATCCCAGTTCTCGAGGGTTTCTCTTTTTCTCAGGGTAACGAAACCACAGAGACCGTACTAAATGAAATGGCAGACGCAAACGGCAATAGCCGCCGTGGTCGTCGTCTATTTAACGATGCCCTTTCTCCAGCAGAATGGTCTTTTAGTACCTATATTCGACCCTTCCGCTCTACCGGAGGTGGAGATAACAAAGCGGGTGTAGCTACCGAAAACAGACTAATTGAAGAAATTCTGTGGGCACAATTTGTTGGTGACGGTGGTTGGACAGTAACCAATTCGGGTATTGATACCGTAGATACAATTGCCACAATTACCGATGGTACTGATGGTGTTTACTATATTGGACAAGATGAGTACACCGCTACTGGTTCTGGTGCAGGTGCTGCCTTTGAAATTACTATTAGTAGTAGTGGTACGGTAGCAGCTGTCCTAGTAACTAATCCAGGTACTGGTTATGCTGTTGATAATACATTTACTATCCCAGCCGAGCTAATTGGGGATACTGATATTGATCTTACCTTTGATGTTGCTGGCCTTACGGCTGCAAACGCAGACTATAACTATGAGCTACAAAACTTTGTTTTTGATACAGCTTCAGATGCTACAGAAGTTTTCTTTACAGGAGGCAATCAAGCAGAACTAGGTACTTTCGATCTATACTTTGTTATGAAAAATGAAAATCCAGAGGCTGCAGATAATTATACTTCTGCTGAAGTAACTGCAGGTAAGTTTAAAATTTATGAGCTTACTGGATGTGTTGTTAATGAAGCAACGATTAACTTTGATGTAGACGGTATTGCCCAAGTTGATTGGAGTGGCAATGCTTCGGAAATTAATGATGCAGCATCTCTAAATGTTAGTCTAGCTTCTGGCGTAG